TTTCCATTTCACACGAGATATTATTAATTTTTGTAATTGCTTTTACAAATTCGCCTAGAAAAATACCTTTATTGGCCTCCAATGATTGCAACAATACTTTGCATTCTGCCGCGGATTCGCAATTAGCCCAATCATACACATAGTCAATCAAATCGTAATGAATGTTATAATCAACACCAGTAAAGGTATTATTATCCGTTTCAAAATCTTGATAATAATTATATAGAAGCGCCAATTCGTTTATAATGAGTTTAACCGTATCATCTTTTGTGCTTGGCTTAAACGCTTTTTGCTCATCGCTTACATTAACATTTGTAAAGCAACTGAATATTGAAATCATCTGTTTTGCATCTACAAGTTCAAACGCATTATTATTCAACATTTTCGCAAAAACAAGACAATGGACTTCCCTCAAGTGCGAGGCCATAAACCCCACTTGTGTTAGAACATCTCCGCCGGTTTCTTTGTCAGTTTCAACGAATTTTCCTTCCTTCATGTTTGTAAGTATCTTTTGAACGCTTTCATTCAAAAATGTGTCGGCATTGTTAAACTGCTTCTTGACATTGGTTAATTCGTTCATTTTTTCGTTATATCTGGTAACACCATTTTTATCAGACTCAATGAATTTATTTGCCTCTAGAATATTCTGGATTTCTCGTTCAATTTCTTTTCTCTTTTTATTGACAGAAGTTTTGCGTGCTTCCAACAGTTCAAGATATCTATCAACAATGTGCTTTGGTGTTCTAGTATGAACCATGGATTGACCCATTGTATCTAGTTCAGATTCCAATTTTGCAATCTGATTATATATTACACCCAAACTCGCATCAATATCGTCTTGAATCATGGAGCGTTTGCAAAATTGCAGATAATCTTGGTCGCCAATCATGATTAGATTCAGTAACAAATTATATGAGATCTTGAATTTGCTGACAAGCGTTTGCGGCTTGCCTTGCATCATAATTCGGTAATCGGCCAATTCAACATTTCGGAATAAGTTTGAAAGGTGAATAACGTGTCCAACTGTATCAATACCTCGCCGTCCAGCGCGGCCGGATGCTTGATTATATTCATGTGGGTAAAGCATTCTCATACTAGTCCCGTCAAACTTCTTTACATCCGTGAAGATGGCTGTTTTGATTGGCATGTTTAATCCGACGCTGAATGTTTCCGTGGCAAACAGAAATTTAATATATCCCTTTTCAAATAGAATCTCAACAATTTCGCGCAGAATCGGCATGACACCGCTATGATGAATTGCAATACCTCTTTCTAGAAGTGACACAACTGACAGGTATTCAGGCAATTCCAAATATTCCTGATAATTGGGCAACTTTGCTCGCAATATTTGCTCGCATTCACGTCTAATAGTATATCCAACTTTTGAGTCGTCTTCTAGCAGAGGGACCGTAATTTCATGCGCGGCAATCTCAATTTGCTTTCTTGACAAAATAAAACACACTGCTGGAAGCATATTATTCTCCACCATATATTTGCAAACATGGTTTAAAACATGAGCACGCTTAACATATACTTGTTTTTGTTCAAACAATGTCAGCATCTTTTTAATCTTGTAGTAATTTGGCTCATTGAATTCACCCGTCGCACTTTGCATAACATGTAGCTTATCAATTGTGCCTCTAATCTCTGTTTCAAGTTCAGCGTCCTTTTTAATCGCTTTGAAAATACCATTATTAGTAGTTATAAAACTGTAATGTGTTAAAGGAACGTGGCGGAAAGAAGACGTCGCCAAATATACTTGTTTTTTATTTTCTCCGTCGGAAATCGTTGTATTACCTCGGTTTTCAATCCACAGTGCAAATTTTTCTGGCTTATCAAGTGTCGCTGAAAGCATAACCATTTGAATGTGTTGTGGCAAAAGTAGAATAATACTCTCCCATACGTGTCCGCGTTCTGCATCATTTATCATGTGGATTTCGTCTTGAACCACGCAACCCAGTTCATTATCAAAATCCATATCAAACATAAGTAACGCAGATGAAGACGGATTTGATGCGTCTGTTTTCTCGTTCAACTTTTGCTTCTTTCTATAGAGTGTATTTTGCAAAATTTCAGCAGTCATAATAAGCACGTCGGCTTCTGGATTAATCTTAATATCACCTGTTAGCAATCCGATGCTAATATGTGGGAACTTTTGCGTAAATTCATAATATTTTTGGTTTGAAAGCGCTTTAATAGGGCTAGTGTAAATAACCTTTTTCCCCTTACTGGTAAAAAAATCAATGGCGAACAATGCCGGCATTGTCTTACCTGAACCAGTTGGGACGCAACTAAGTGAGTGATGCCCTTCAACAATCGCTTCAATTGCAAATTTTTGAAAACTACTTAAAGGAAATGAGTATTTTTCAAAATGTTCGGCATATTTAATTTCTTCTTTTGTTGGATATGTTTCAGTGCAGAATTTGACCATTTTCTTACTATATTATGCAGTGATATGTTTATACTGTTTTGCATATTAATATAGCATTATGCTGTTTGATATTTGTTGCATTTTTTACACATTGGATCATCCCCTGGCATCTGTTTAAATAACGGCTCTTGGCATTTACAAAATGCATATTTTTCATCAATTTCAATCTTTCTTTTTGCAGCAATTTCTCTCTTCTTGATTATGCGCAATTTTTCTTGGGCTTCTTGTTCTGCTTTCTCTTTTTGTTCTCGCTCCAATTGTTCAATTCTACGCTGCTTTGCGATTATTTCATTCTGTTTATCGCGCTGCTTTTGAACAATTTTATCTCGGGCTCTTTGGATCTCCCTCTCAAGTTTAATGCGTTCTTCTTCTCGTTTAATCTCTTCCTCGCGCTGTGCCGCTTCTCTACGAATTCTGCGCTGTTCTTCTACAAACTCGCGTTGTTGTTGAATAAACTGTTCTCGCCTTTGCGCTTCTTGTAGTCGGGTTTGCCTATCTCTTTCTATAGCTTCGTGGCAATTTTGAATTTTATCATTGATCAGTTGGACAACATCACTCGTGTCAATTGGAAATGACAATAGCATTTGTTTAAAATTAATAAGAATTTCAAGGTGAAATGTTGTCGGGACTTTGCGACGAATATCTTCTATTATTTTGCGTAAAACTTGGGCAGAATAACTATCCATGTCGGTAATATTGGTGTAGGTTACCCGTTCATTATGATTAAATGCGTCTTCATTATTACGAGTCCCCTTTTTCTTGGATTGTTCTAATTTTTTTTTACACTCGCATCCAAGTAGAATTCCGTGCCCAGTTACACTGTTTCTATAAGTATATGAATATGTCATCCATGCGTTGCAGGCACACTGCAGGGATCGCTTTGGAACGGCTATTTCGTTAAGTGGATACGAATACCATTCTTTTACAGCAACCTCTATATCTTGCGAATGTGATAATTTTAATATATTGGGAATAAATCTATGATTGTCTGTCATATTGTATGGTTAAACATGAATATTTTTTGAATTACTCATTCAATTTTATTTTATATTAAAAACAATATTATAAATTATTATAAAATATTGCAAGAATGATAATTGCAAATAAATATAAATTAATAGAACGCATTGGAAATGGAGAATTTGGAACTATATTCAAGGGTGAAAATATCAGAACAAAAGAAGCGGTTGCTGTCAAGATAGAACTAATTTCATCTGATACTAAGATGCTAAAGAGAGAAGCCCAAATATATCAATATCTTGGTAAGGCTCCCGGAATTCCACAAGTAAAATGGTATGGTTCAACAGATGAATACAATTATATGGTTCTACCGCTTCTAGGTAGTTCTCTTTTTAAAAATACTTTTTCTCTCGTTGATTCCTTGTTGATTGGTAGAAAACTAGTAAATATCTTGCAATATATCCATGAGAAAGGTCTTATACATAGAGATGTAAAACCCGAAAATTTCGTCTTTGGAAAAGATGGTGAAAGTATTTATATTATAGATTTTGGTTTGTGTAGAAAATATATGGATGAAAATAATAGACATATAGAAATGAAAACTGGCAAGACAATAATAGGAACGCCGAATTATGTAAGTTTAAATGTTCATAATGGGTTTGAACCAAGCAGGCGTGATGACTTGATTTCAGTGGCATATATTATTTTGTATCTTGTAAATGGAAGTCTTCCATGGCAATTGCCGAGAGAAAACAAAATAATCAAAATGCAAAAAATGTGTATTTTAGAATGGTCAAAAACACCTGAAGTGTTAATAAGGTATTTAAATTATTGCATGCAATTGGAATTTGATGGAACACCCAATTATGAATATTTAATTAGCATATTGAATACGATATAAGAATTTCACATATTAACTAGTAAATGGACATTGAAAATCCTTTACATGTTGATATTATTCAAGAATTAATAGTAAAAACTGATACAATTTCAAATAGAAGTTATGCATATAATTGTTACGAATATATTTGCGACATATTACAGATAGCCGTAATATTTTCAATAGTTGTAGTTATATTTGGAGGAATAACAATGCTTCTAATTTATTGTTGGAAATCTCAATAATTTGCACATGTAAAATAAAAAAAATTGAAACCAAAAATAGTAAAATATAATTACTTAACCATTACCACAATGAACGGAATTGAAATCCCCCAAAATATGAAGAGCATAGCAATTAAATTTATCGTAAATGCAGTTATGGCCACACTCGTTATTTGGGACGGCCTGTGCGTGTGTTTCAAATATGTTAAATGTAAGTTACTTAAGTTTTATAACACGCATTTGAAGAAGTGTGAGTTTGGGTATCGTGGAATCAGAATTACAACGGATAGATCAAGCGTTCGTCCATCATTTGATACGATTTGTATGGCCCCAAAGTTTTTAAATTGGATAGATACATTTCCTCTAGACAAGTTTGATCTTAGGTCTATTAATATCACAGACGTTGATTTCTTTGGACCAAGCTCAAACCCAGATAAGCTTGGATTCCTGAAATTCAAGTGCAATGTTTATACAAAATTGGGCGAACCAATTGACAGCATTGTCTTTCTGAGGGGAGACTGTGGCGCGGTTTTAATTATCGCACGCGATGAAAATGATGCGGAACATGTTTTGCTGACAAATCAACCAAGAATTCCAACGTGTGGTTATAAGGAGGAGATTGTTGCTGGAATGTTTGACAACCGCACGGGCAATATGGTCGTAAATCAAGTTCTAAAATCTGAGATTAAAGAGGAGACTGGTTTGGAACTTGACGAGGAAAGCGAAGATTTCCAAAAGCTGGGTAAATTTACACTGTCTGGTGGCGGATGCGACGAAAGCGTTCATTTGGCTGTATGGAAAACCAACATTTCATTGGATGTAATAGAAGAAATGAAACAGAAACAGTTTGGTGAAGTCGGCTCAAATGAGAAAATTCAGCTCAAGTTTTATCCAGTGGAAACATTTGAGAAGGAACTTTGTCGGATTGCTGATGCAAAGACATCGCTCGCGTGGCTTCTTTATAAAAATTCAAGGCAGGATGTTGGACTTCCTGGGGCCATTGCTTAGGGTGTGGCCAAAAACAAACAATGAATAAAAAACAAAAGAAATAAAAACAAAAGAAATAAAAACAAAAGAAACAAAAGAAACAAAAAAAACAAAAGAAACAAAAGAAACAAAAACAAAAGAAACAAAAGAAACAAAAAAACAAAAGAAACAAAAGAAACAAAAGAAACAAAAACAAAAAATATGTAAACACGTCTTTTATATGTTTTTTTGCACGAAATAATCATTATGTAAAACTATATAAAGACTCGTGACCTTATTACATTATAATGTCAAGCGAACAACCCGTTGGAACACCCACACTCGTTACACCCTCCGATCGTCTAGTAGGACGCGTCAAGTGGTTTAATAACAAGGCTGGTTATGGTTTTATCACAGTTACTGACAGCGCACGCGCTGGAAGCGATATTTTTGTCCATCATAGTGGAGTTATGGTGGGCTCAGAGCAATACAAGTATTTGGTTCAAGGTGAGTATGTTTCATTCAAGTTAGACCATACTCCCGGGGGAGCTCATGAGTATCAAGCAGGAGATGTGAGTGGTATTAATGGTGGAAAGTTGATGTGTGAAACACGCCGCGATTTTAGGCAAACACGCGTCACTTATAGCAAGTCCGCGGATGGAAAGGATGTAGAGGACACCCCAGAGGTTAAGCCACCAAGGTCTTCAAAGCCCCCCAGTGAGGCGGCTTCTGATACCCCGGCCCCTCGCGCCCGTGGTTCTGGTCCTCGCGAAGGAGCAGAATGGACCATGGTTGCACAGGGTCGCGGAAAGGGCCCGGGAGCTCAAACAACTGCTCCCGTGGGAGGCAGAGGTCGCGGAAGACCTCCCAAGGTAAATAAGGATAGTGCATAAATAGCAGATAAATAGTTGTGAATATATTGTTTTTATTTTTAGAATTTTTTACTATAAATAAAAATTAAAATACTTATATAAAATATATATGGAACCAGCAGATAGTCAATCCGGCGGAAAACGCAAGCCTCGCGCAACAAGACGAAAAAGAGACAGGGGAGGACAACGAGAAAGTTCAAGGGCTGGTGGTAAAAAACAAACAATGCGAAGAATAGGTGGGAAGCGTTACAGTTCCAGAGCAGGAAGAAAGTAGAAGAACAAATCAAATAATTTACGGTTTTATTATTTGATTTTAAACTTATTTAAAGTCTCTTACATAAGATGTAATATCAATGGAAGTGAATCATATAATCTCTGAAGACGCCACAAATACATTATTGGAACCATCTGAAAAAACACAATTGGCTATATATGAACAATTTGATAACATTATAGGCGTATTGAATAATTTTAGAGTGCAAATCACAAACATGCACCAGCAACTTAAACTAGTTGAAAAAAATGTAAAACGCGAATTCAAGGCAATGAAGAAGGAGGTTGATAAGAATAGAAATAAGGGAAATAAGAAACCATCCGGATTTGCAACCCCGTCAAAGGTGACGAATGAATTGTGCGATTTTATGGATAAGGAAAAGGGTAGTGAAATTGCTCGCACAGTTGTTACAAAATCGTTGATTGATTATATTAAAAAGAATAATTTAGAGAATAATGAAAACAGTCAAATTATTCATCCCGATGAGAAGCTACAAAATTTATTAGGTATTCCAGATAATGAAAAATTAACATATTTTACTTTGCAAAAACACATGAATAAACATTTCATTAAAAAGGTAAAACAAAATGCGGAGATTTAATTTCCACCTTCAGTAATTTGAGTATATTTAATAATGTCAAATAATTCAGTATTAATTACTTCATTGTGTGTAAAATTTTCATCGTGATCCAAATCGTGTGTAAAAAATAAATCACATTTATAGTTTTCTTTTATTTTTGTTACCCACACTGTTTTACATAACGGGATAAATTTTTTATAAACAGATTCACCTCCAATATAGAATATTTTAAATTGTTTATTTAAAAAAATATATCTAAACCAATATTCATTTGCATTTCTTATAATATCTAAATGAATATTCTCATTGTCAGTAAATAATAAATTAGAATACATGATAGAATAATTAAAATACTTTTCGGGAGCATTAGTAAGCACAACATTTAATCTATCAATTAACGGTTTATTATTTAGCGATTCAAATGTATTTTTTCCCATAATAACAACATTTTTAATAGTGGTATTTTTGAAAAATTTCATGTCATCTGATATTTTCCAAGGTATTAAACCGTGTTTAGAAATACCTTTATTTGAGTCATATGCAACAATTGCTTCCAATGTCATTTTATATATAATTATATTTTAGTTTAAATAATTATATCATAATAATGGTAAATATATATATGACGACCCAAGATTTCACAAACCAAACCTATTTGAATAAGATGAAATATGTAAATGAAAGTTTAGGAATTAGTGATGATTTTAGTATAGAGAAAAATAAAAATATTATTTTTATTTACACGCCTCCAAAGGTAGGATCAACCACGCTTGTTTCATCTATACGCATAAATGCTTGCGGAAAATTTACAGTTTTACATTTGCATAACGAAATAATGTTAAAAATATTGTATAAAATTACAGATGTTACTGTTTTGGATATAATAAAATATAATAAATTTTTGGGAAAGAATGTGTATGTAATTGATATTTATAGAAGCCCGATAGAGCAAAAAATATCTACATTTTTTGAAAATATACATTCATTTCATTTTAATGTTCCCATTGAAACATTGAATACATTTGATTTATCTAGAGTTATTAAAAGATTTAACCAGGTATTTCCATATTTGCAAACAAATGATAATTTTAGAACTAAATATCAAGTACCATATCCAGAAAGTTTTGATTTTAATAATAGATTCATTTCCGCTGAAGCTGATGGCATAAAGTATTTTAAAATCCGTTTAAAGGATTCCGGTGACTGGAGAACTATTTTGCAAAATATACTTGGAATAGAAATATTTATTGTTAATGATTATGAAACAAGTAAAAAACCAATAAGTCAGCTGTTTTCTCTATTTAAACAACAGTATAGCATACCCGTAAATTTACTAGAAATGATAGAAAGCGACAGTAATTTGGAGTATTATTATTCACCCGACGAGAGAAAACAATACATAGATTTTTGGAAAGGTAAAATGAATAACAACATTGCAACTACATTTACGCCCGAAGAATATATATTTTACACGGATGTTGCATTAGACAATCAATATATAAATGAGATTCAGTTAGACCATTATATTGATTTGGGGTGTTTATGCGTAGGATGTTGCAGAAAGCGCGGTTTAATGTTGGTAAAAGTTAGGCGCGGCGAAACGGTTAATGACAGAATTGATCACGGTGCTGCATCATCTGAATACATAAAAGTCAAGGCAAAAACCGTGCCAGTATATATTCGTTCAAAATCACAACAGCAATCCCGCAATTCTAACATAGTAAAAGGTAATTTTTTAAGAGTAATGAAGTAGTAATTTACAATAGCTATTTAATATATATTAAATTTTCCATAAAAAAATTGAAAACTTAATATGTAACAAAAATTACATCATCATACAAGAACAAAATGGCTGCTTTTCAAGAAGAACCCTTATTAAAATGTGCGGAATCTTTCGCTAATGTTGCGGATTCTAGTGACTCACCTCCGCTAACGCTTCGGCGCGCTCCAAACTACAACGCGTGTGATGTGCGAGGACTAGACAAGAATCAAGATTATGCGTGTTGCGGCAGGGTAGAAAAATTAGTTGAGGAAGAATCCTTTGATTGGTTTGTTGGGTGCGATGGGCATGGAACTGATAATTTTATAAATATATTAAAAAGAGCAAAATGGAATGAAATTATGGCAGCGTCAGATTCTTTTGGAGATTTGATAAAATATACAAAAAAATATAACTATCTTTATGGAAATTCTGGCGCAACATATTGTCAGGCAAAGATATTTCCCAATAGAGTGGAAACTTGCACGGTTGGAGATAGCCAGATAGCCGTGTTTGTTGATAAACAACTCGCATATATAAGCACGCCACACAACTGGTCAAATCCACTTGAGAAGGAAAGATTAAAATTGCGAATAGACGAAAAAAGGGTGGTTGTTCAACCGTGTGGTTCAATTCCTGAAATTTTTGGGGCAACAAAATTGAGAATGCGCGAAGGAGAATATATTAATTTTGAAAATCTAGAAAGAATTGCGATAACTCAGTCTTTGGGGCACAATGATGTGACCGGATACTGTCCTGAAAAAAATGTTGTGTTCTTTAACCCTGGACAGGAGGTATCTGTTGTAGGTGGGTCCGATGGATTGTGGGAGATGGTGAATACCGAAGGCCCTGATGCCGAATCAGATATGCTTTTCTTGGCAACCAAGTCTGCCAATGAGATTGCAGATATGGCCGAGGCTAGATGGAAACAAGAGTGGGAATTTCATTGGACCGATGCAGCGGGTGTTGAACGAGTTGCTCCTAATAGTTTCACCAATAAAAATGAAAAAATTAAATCGTCTGGTTATGATGATGTGTCAGTTTGTAAGTGGTCTAATGTTGTTATATAGAAATATTTTGTATAAAAACCAAAAAAAATAAAAATAGAAATAAAATAGAAATAAAATAGAAATACTTGTTTGTATTTTTTATTTGAAAAAAAATTGAAATGCTCTGTAAATTCATAAACTAATAACATCTTAGTTAGCAGTTCTTTATTAATAACAATGTCAAAACGTCGTCAAGTTACTCAACTTATTCTGGGGGATTTTATTAGTCCTGAATTATTCATGGCTAGAGGAACTGGTGATGCACCAGTAGAATCCAATCTTACTTATCGTATTGAGGAACATCAAAGATTTCCGTCATGGAATTTGCATAAAAAGCAGTTGCTTGTGGATTCCGTATTGAAAGATTTTCCAATAAATGCATTTATTCTGACGCGTCATAATAAAAATGGCGACGAATATTATAGTGTGGAAGAGGGACAAACGCGCATGACTGCACTTCAAGAGTATTTAATGGACGAGTTTGCATGCGAGGTGGGTTCAATCGGGAATGGAAAAAAGTATTCTGAGTTGTCTCAAAGATTGCAGACCGCATTTATTACTTATCAAGTGACTGTAGAAATATTTAAATGCACAGCAGATTCTGCGAGAGAAATGGCTGAAATCTTTAATCGGCTGAATAGTGGAAAACCATTAGGAGATAATGATAAATTTCATTCTCGGCTTAGGATTTCACCGGTGATGCACTACATGAACGAGGTTAAGAATCATGTTGATTTGCGCGGAGATTTTGCGCGATTTGTTGGTCCAATTGGAACGGGGAAAAGCCGAAAGCTACTTGGCGATATGGTTGGCGCAATTTTGTCCGTTGCTACTCGTCATGGAGATCAAGGTGGGCATGCTTGCATTAATACATCTTATGAAATGAACAATAAATATTTGAATACTGATCTTTCGTATGAACAGAAGGATGATGTTCTCAATTTCTTCAGAGCATACTTTGCTACGTTGCGAAATGCGATTGATTCCACTTCGTTCAGACCCCAGAAGCGATATGGAAAACTAAGTGGTGCGCTTGGATTGTCTGCATGTGCTTGGGTGACATCTGGAACAATTCCACCGGCTATTTCTTGGTATGTAAATAAAATACTATATGATCGCAGATATGAGCCGGCAAGCTTTAACTCTCTTAGCCAAGGAGATATACGAAACTGCCAAGGATCTGCTGTCAAAAATCGCTTGGAAATGATTGAAAAGCAGTGGCGCATTGATAACAATGTTGATGTTGCAGATTTGGTTGAAGCTGGAATTGCAAATGCGCAAAATAGTGGTTCAAGCGTATCTGATAGTGACGAAGAAGACGACGATGAAGACGATGAAGAGCATGAAGAAAGTGCTTAAAATAAAATAGAAAAATATAAAAT